AAAGATGAAATCATGGAATGGGCTAAAAAGCAATATTAAGAAAAAAATAAAACAACCCAAGGAGCTTAGACTCCTTGGGTAATTTTTATCACTAATTTAGAATCACCGTATTCTAGATACTCAACTGTATACTGTTTATCATTTAATAGACGTTCACCTAGATCATTTAGATTAACTGAGTTGATATAGGATCTATTCTCACATACCATAAATGCATAATGAGTTTTCAATCTATCAATATATTCAATCTCAATATTGTTATTGCTGAATTCTCTAAACTTTCTACCTAGCATATATTCTAGTTTACCCATAGCGATAGCCATTGGATATTTAGGAGTATATACTTCATTAGTTAAGTTAGCTAATCTAGATTGATATACTTCTGGGATTACTACTAATCCAAGAGATCTAATATACTGGATATTGTCTAATATCCATTGACAAGATTGTTTAACACATTGGAGTTCAATTTCATTCCTATAACCATTATTGAACTTGATATACTTATAATCAATCAATTGGTCTACATGAGTTAACTCATGAATGATTATCTCTAATGCTAAGTTTCTAATTTGATCTGTATCAATAAATCCATGAAGCTCTACCGTATCAGCAAATGCTTCTAAGCTTATATAAATACAACCATATGGTGTAGTTCTAGCGATGTTAGTTTTAGTATCTAAATATCCTGCAACAAAGTTTAATCTTGTGTAAGGATCTAATGTGTTTACCTTTCCGTTAAATGTATCATATACGAATGTAAGAGTCTGTTGAGCTAATTCTATTATGTCAAATCTGTTCATATCTTTCCTCCTCAACATAATAATATATCAATAAAATGTACTTTTTTAAAAGGAGTCTGAAATTATGTTTAATAGAATGACAGACGTTGTTAATAAAATAGAGAGACGTTTAGGTACAGCTCCTTTGAACTTACCTGAAGAACTCCAAAAAGAACACTGGGCTGATAAAGTAATCAAACCAGATACATTGACTACATTTAGCCGTTTCTTTCCTCATATGGTTAAAGTGCAACTTAAACCAGAAGATAAGAAAGATGGATATTATCTATTAGATCGTCAAGTACCAGATAATTATGAGATTCTTGGTGTTAAAGATATCTTATGGTCTGATACGAATAATGAAACAGCTGGTCTACAGCAGTATTCTGGGTATGGTATCTATAATGTATTAGCAAGATCTATGGATACTGATAGTATTATGCTTGCTCAAAACTATGCAGATATAAGTTCACTATTCAATAGCGGTATCTATCTAGATTTCATTCCACCAAATATGGTTAAACTTGAAATGGCTGTAGGTGGTAATACTGATAACTTGTTATCTAATGTATATATTGGTGTATTTGTTAAGCATCCAGAAAACTTAATGACTATCGAGCCAACTAAGATGGAGACATTTGAACAGTTAGCCCAAGCTGATGTAGCTACATACTTATTCGAATATCTTAAACACTATGATGGTATTGAAACTGTATATGCTAATATTGACTTGAAGTTATCTTCTTTAGAATCTCAAGCTCAAAGACGAATGGAGATTATTGAGTTCTTAAGAGATAACTATGTCAATCCAGCTAATACTAACCAACCAATTATGTATACAGTATAAAAAAATAAATAGGAGAAGGAGTTTGAAACTCCTTCTCTATTCTTTATCTTCCTCTATAGGGCTTTAATACAAATAAAGTATTAAGAAGCATATCTTCATAATCTTTATTAGTTATTTGATACTCTACTTTAATTGATCCATCTGGATTGATTCTATATGATGTATAACTAATATTAGATTGTCTGATTAGTTCTCTAGCTCTTTTGATATCCATAATATTACCTCATCATATTCTGTCTATTAGTACCAAGCAATGGAGTCATAGACATATATCTAGCCATTGCTCCAGCATGTAATAATGGATTATAAGTCATAAGGAATCTTCTAAACCCCTTAAGACGAGATACTGGTACATCAAAGATTAGATCATTATTGAATCTAAACTTCATTGCTTCTGTTAATTTACCATTATAATCATCTATTAAAACAAATGGTATTAGATCTAGTCTATCACCAAATCTATCTTCAAGATGTAAGTAACGAACTTTAAGACTATCACATTTGATATCTAATAAATCACCTGTAGTTGAATACATCCGTTTAAATGGCGATGTCTTATTTCCAGGATCACAGATATCTATCGCTTCATCTATAATTGTACATAGGTCATCATAGTTATCCCAATCAATAATTACTCCTACAGTTTCACCTCTAGGAGATAGTCTCATTCTATATCTATATCTAAGATTAGTTGTAAGCTTATTGGCTCCAACTACATACTCAGTATGGAAATTCTCCTTAATCTCTGTATTGATTCTCTTAATTGTATTATTAAACGTAACCTCCATTTTTAATGTCAGTTGATAATTTAGTTCAAAGATTTGTTCGACTACTTTATTATAGTTCTCAAAGTTAGCCAATATATTCACCCCAATCTATTAGTGATTTGTAACGGCTATCTTAAAAAAATAAAACCCCTAGGAGATTGGACTCCTAGGGGAATTATAATTATTTTCTAGCAGAACTGATTAAATGATGATCGATATCGATCTTATTCAAATCAGGATAAATATCTGCATAGTATTTTGTAGTACCATTTACTACTGTGGATAAACGAACTACTAGATCCTTTTCACGTCCTTGATGACGAATCAATTCATAACGTAGACGTTTGTTTGGATCGCATTCAGAGTTGAATTCGGATACGAATTGACCGAATTTCATAGCTGCATTTTGATCACTCATTTTGTAGTTAAGTAGACGTACTGCACGTACTATAGTTTCAGTATTAGATTCTTTAATCTTATTGAAAGAATCATAATCTACATAGTTACTTAAGATGTGTTCATTCTTAGGGAAGAATACGTTTACTTTAGTTTCACCATTATCTGGTACAGATGCTACTTCAGTTTTAACTTCTTCTACTTCTGGTTTATTAATCATTTGAGAGAAGTTAACTGCAATGCTAGAATCTGTATTCGCTAAAGGTTGTTGAATAGCTTCTTCAGCTGCATCGATAATATCGACATTTTGCATACCAATTTCTTCTACTGGTGCATATTCTTTTTCTAATTCTAATAAGGATTCATTAACATCAAATCCTAATCTTGCTAATTGTTGAAAAAGGTTTTTGTTTTCTGTGTTTGTAGTTTCCATAATATGTGTCTCCTTATATAAACTATGGAATAAAATAAATAGGTGATAGATCATCAAGATCTATCACCTTAATAATATATGCTTATTTAATTATTTACGTATAGATTTAGCAAACTTATATAATTGGTATGCTATTTTAACTTTACTTAGAGATGAATGTATTACTCCAAGTGAGGATACTACATCAAAAATACTTATTTTCTTAAACTTTAGAGTCTTCTGTTTTGTTTCCATCATTCATAATCTCTTTCATACGTTTACGAATATAGGCTATTTCATCTTTAGGTATACTATTGAAAATGTGTAGAATGAAGAGATCATAATGCCTTCTAAGAAGTCTACATTTTTGTCGAGTTCTAACATTCATTATTATCACCTAGTAAAGATGCTACTTTAGGATCTTCTAATAATTCTTTGGGAAGATTTATACCAATTAATTTAAGTTTTTCTAATGCCGCATCATTTGTTGCTTCTAATCTGTCTACAGTGCCAACAGTAGTGATTAAATTTGCTTTAGCTTTATTTCTTGGTCTATTATTCATTAGTCTTCTCCTTCAGTGACTACGATTGTAGATTCTTTATTAAGTTGATCAAGAGCATTACACATTTTTGCAATACTATTGTAGTATTCTATGAATGATCTTCTATAGCATTTCATCTTAGGTTTATAACAAACAAATCTTAAGAGATCTGCACATGTTGTTTTAGCAATAAGATTATCATTAAGCTCAGTAATTCTATCAGTGAAGGTTTTATTTATAACTATACCTTCATCGGTAATGATACTACTAGCATATAAGTTGAATGCTTTAAGAAGATTCTTATATCTACCATTCTTCTTATATAATAAAGTATCTTTTGTAAATAATTCATTAGTCTCCATCTTTATATCCATCCTTAGAATAATCTATAACCGCATATCCAGCATCATATTGCTTCTTAACAGATTCTCTAATCTTAAATAATTCATCAGCTTTCTCTTGTAGAGTATTAAGACTGATCTTAATCTCTCTACATTCAGTAGCATACTTACTAAAGATAGGTTTCTTAGCATTATAAAATCTGGATATAGATCTAAACCCATCATCTACCACTTCAATACATTCAGTGTTAGGATTACGAGTTCGACCTAAAGTTTGTTTAGCTAATATCTCTGACTTAAATGGTTCAGCCAATATGATAGTAGCTTTTAAATCTCTGATATCTAATGCAGCACCAGCAGATTTAGTTGTTGAAAGTATAATAGTCTTACTAAGTTGCTCTTGTTTAATCTCTTTAGGGATAGCTGAAGTATAAACACCGATATCATCTTTGAACTCAGGATAGTTATCCTCAATCCAAGCTTTAACGATATCTATAGCTGATATAGTACCAATATATACAAGTACTTTACCGCCAATCTTCATGATCTTATCCATAACGATATACATCATATCATAGAACTGGTTATTACAAACGATATAGTTTGTATAAGCATTTCTATTTAGACCATATACATTATTAGAGCATTCACTTATATCCTGTGGAGATGGTCTACTATTAAATCTTAATGCAAGATAAGATGTGTGAGGGTCATTGTCTTCATCAAATAGATTGATACTAGGAATATTCTTGAAGTATAATCTATAGATAAAGTTTTCTGTCTCATCAGATCTACCTGGTGTTGCAGTAAGATATAATGTCTTCTTAGTATTAGTATAGAAGTCAATCATACAAATATTATCAAAGTTAAGATGTGCTTCATCATAAACCTTTAGAAATACTTGTAGTTTCTTGAATAGTTCACCAATCATATTCCATCCATTATTGGTACCGAAGTTCTGTATTGTAGAATGAGTAACTAGGAATACTTTATATTTAGATACATCAGTGATACCATTAAGAATCTTATGGATACCAACTGATCCGTTAATTACTAATACCTCTCTAGAAGGATCTAGATCAGTATATTCACCAACACAATTTCTCCATTGGTCTAACCAACCTGTAGTAGATGCAATAACTATAGTTCTAGCTTTCCAATACATTAGAGATGCTATAGTTACATAAGTCTTACCTTTACCAGTTGGTAGATTTATAGATAGTTGACTATTATTCTGATTAGAATAATATTGTCCTTTACCTAGAATGAAATGAAGAGCTTCTTGCTGTACTTCATCTCTAGGAAGATATTTAATCTTAATAGGTGGAGTTTCGAAATATGGATCGCTATTATATTCTTTAACTGGTTCTTCACCTTCAAAGAACTTCTTAACGAAGTATAAATCTAAACCCCTAGGGAGATAGAGAAGTCTATTGGCTTCATCATATGACATCCCTTTATAGCTTTTAGTGAAAGTAATTCTATCAAATATAGTAAAATAAGACTCCAGTCTAGGAGCATCTCCTAGACTGTAATCAGTAATTACTATAGATGAATTACGTAAGATTATCTTATTCATAATCTTAAATTTCCTCATTCACCAATGCATCGGTAAGCTTATGTTCATTTCGGATATCCTTATTAGTTAAGCTTGGCTGATTCATAAATAATTGTGGCTGTTCTTGGAAGAAGTAATCTATAGTAGACGGAGCTGTCTTATTATAAGAAGATGGATTCTTCAAGATACTAGCCAAGTTTTGGAAGTCTAATGTCTTAGTAATAGAAGGATTTTCATATAATGCCTTAGTAAGTGGAAGTAATACGTAAGGTTCATTTACATTATTCCAGTTAGGTTTATCAAAGATATTATATGCACTTCTAATTTGATTAGACAAGATTGTTTCAGTATGGACTGTATGCTTAGACATACCACCATTCAATAATGCTCTCATGAACTCTTGTGCTAAATCATCTTTAGTAAAGGATGTAGTTACAGCAGCCTTATCTAAGATATCTTTAATACGGTTAAGAGTTTTAGAGAACTCATTATTTACAATAGGTGTATAGAAGATAGTTTGATCTTCTTCTTTAGCTAATGCACTGACTGGGATATTGATTTCACCTTCATCAGTTTGATAGCGTTTCATATTAGTTAATCTAACTAATGCTTCAGAAAGATAGAATTTATCAATCTTATCGATTTCAATTGGATATTCTTCTTTACGATCAATAATAGTGAACTTATTCACATAATCATTATAGTCTAATACAGTATTAGTTGTATCGTCTACATCATCTTCATTATCTTTAAAGATCTCATCTACATGGAATCTTAAATAGATATCATTATAGTTTCGATCTTCAATTAATGAGATAGTTTCTGCAGAACGAACAAAGTTCTCTACAAACTTAATTGGTAATTCAATATCAGGAATATCTGTTACCAATACGTGTTTAGCAGACAACTGTAACTGTGTAGTACTAGCTGTAATATCTTCAGATGGATACTTACCTACATCGATATCTTTATTGATGAAGTATAAGTCACCATAACAATATCTACAGATCCCATGACCTTCAGAATGAGACTGACAAGTAATAGGACTTCTAGTATAAATAGTCTTACCAATTAAGTGAGTATCAGCTTCAGTAATAGGACCTAAGTCAAAATCTTTTACTTGATCGAATCTATAATACTTACCAATCATTAGACTAAGCTCTTTTGCATCTTTAATATCATATCTAATAAAGTTACGAGAAGAGCATTTGAAATGTGGATCTGGATGCAAACGAGTACCTTGGTTGTTTAGACCAATCTTACGAGCCATTGCACCAGAAGAACCTACATTGATTTTTGAAATGATTTGAGCTGTACGACCAGCGGAGGATTCAATAAAGTAATCCATCAAATCAGTTACACCACCATTGATATAGCTATTAGCGATAACATGTGGGAATACGCTACCATTACCATCTGGTTTAGTACCAATAGATATTGCATATTCTTTAAGCTGACGAATATTGATACTTTCATTAGCTCTAAATGCATTTGTATAGATATGATCATATCCTAAGATGTCTTTAGATTTCAAGACATAATCACGTACTTTACCAATACATTCCATACCATAATCATTAGCCTTTTGTAAGTCTACTTTACCCATGTCAGGATGTAATAGATTATAGTATTCAGGGATTGCATTCATCATTAATACATCATCTTGTAAGTTAATGCTATTTACAAATAGATCTGCAAACTCATCAACTTTAGCAATGTAGTATAATGCATCTGCAATCATATTATTCTTAGTTAAGAAGTCGATATCTTCTATATGAACTTCAATAAAGAACTTATCAATATATTTCTTAATATCTTTAGCGGTAACTTCTCGTTTAAGGAAAATATGTTTTGGCTCAATCTCACAGTCACTCTTAATAATAAGAGACCATAAGATTAAGTTTAACCAATAGTCATGAACAGTTAATCCAAATTCATGACCGCCAATAATTAAATTGATCTTAGCCTTAGATAGGCTAGGATCGTCTATACCATCTCTTAGTATACAATGAATAGCTTCGAAGTGGTTAGACCAATTCTCTTTCTTAATTTGTTGATTTACATCAAGTGTCATTTCTCCTTTGTTTTTAATAAACTCAGTATAAATCCAGTAATTCTCAAAGTTGACAATCGTATCAAACATTTAGGAACCTCCTTAATGAATTACATCTATATTATTCTACTACTATAATATATATTTATATGTAAAATTCACTGTAACAAATAAAACCGGTATAGGATCGTTAAGACCCTATACCGAATGGTTTTATTATTTTTTTGGAGTTGGTAAATGTTTAGAAGTTTTTGCAGTTTTGATGTACTCAACTTGAGATTTGCGAGCTACACGAACTGCTTGGTTATTGTATTTTTGAACGATCTTTTTGATCAAAGCACGTTCGATAACACGGTTTTTAACCAATTTAGTCCAGAGTGGATCTTTCTTTTGTTTAGCGATTTGGAATGCAGCCATTTTTACACGGCGAGCCAAGTCGTCATTTTTGCTTAAGCGAACCAAAGTCTTTTTATTCAATACGGATTTTTCTACCAATAATTGAGCTTCTTCGGATTCAGCGAATGCAATACGTTCGTCTTGAGGCAATTTGGAAGCCTCAGCATAAATCATAGCTTCAAGTAAAGCATTAGGGTTGGCAAGATCTTCACCAAGAACATCTTGTCGATCGTTTTCGTTGAAAAACATGTTTTCGTCCTCCTTGGAGATTATTTTATTTAAATATATTTAAAAACGAAAATTACGTTTTATTAACTTAATGTTATTCATATAAGCTGATATTAGCAAATAAAAGTACCTAGGACATCCAGTTAGGAGGAATTTGAATATGACTAACTATGAAGAACTTGACAAAATTATAGCTATTTCTAAATATAGAGAACAAGCTAAACAAAACTTAATGATTAACTTCCCAACTCTAACTGAGGGTGAAGTAGATACAGCATTGGATATTATTCTATCTAATGCATATAAGAAACGTGAATGTCTATTACACAATAACTATACTGAAGAAATAGCAGAAACTGATGTAGCAGGTATTAGTAATTATATCTATGAAAAGACTCCTATCATGGTAGCCAATGGCTGCTTATTCAAACAATATACAAAAGAGTTAACTCCTATGTATAAATTAATTACTTCATTTACTGATAACCGTTCTAAGTTTAAGAAAGAGATGTTTAAATACGAGAAGGGTTCAGAGAAGTTCAATAAATATAACATGCTTCAAATGTTGGCTAAGCGTGATAATAACGCATTATATGGTGTAATTGGTAACTATAGTAGTGCATTGTATAACCTATACGTTGCAACTGGTATTACAAGAACTGGTCGTGCTTTGATTAGTCACGCTATTACTTTCTTTGAAAGCTTCTTTACAAATAACGTAAAGTTCCATTCTATTGATGAAGCAATCACATTCATCAATCGAGTTGATTCTGAAAAGTCTATTTATCCATCTGCTTTAGTATTAGATGAGAATGTAGCTGTTGAAGATGTATTCTATAAACTTATGGATACATTCGATAGAGATTACTTTGATGATGAAGCAATCAATAAAGCAATGAATATCATTTGGAGCTTATTGATCAACTTATCTCAAGAGACTTTGAATAAGTTATTCTATAAGAATAACTGTCTACAATTCTGTGATAATAAATACATGAAAGATTATATCGTAATGACTTTATCTAAACTCGATGAAGCATTCGTAGATCCTAACAAACCACCAGAAATCATTAAGGATAACTTAGACCACATGTTTGAAGTCCTTAAAGAATGGTGTTATATGAGATATATTGTAGTAGATAAAATTGATCGTTCTGCTACAATGAAACGTGATATTAGTATCATCACAGATACTGACTCTACTATGCCATGCTTCAATGGTTGGTATACATTCGTTCTTAGAGACGTTTTAGGACCAGTAGATAAATCCAATATTAAGCTTATGAATCTTCCAGAAGTAGAACCTATAATGGAAGAGGATAGAGTTTATAACTTCTCAACTGGTGAGATTGAAACTAAAATGATTAATGTAGCTACATCTAGCAACAAAGAACCATTACGTTTCAGTATCATCAATATCTTATCATACATTGCAGGTAGATTATTACGTGAGCACTTTGATTTAGTTGCAGAGAATTATAATACTAAGTCTGAGTATAAAGAATGTCTTATTGCAATGAAGAATGAGTTCTTATTTGGTAGAGCTTTATTAACTGGCGGTAAGAAAAACTATGCATCTAAACAAGAACTTCAAGAAGGTAACTTGGTTCCACCATCTAAGATGCTTGATGTTAAAGGCTTACCTATCAATAAATCTACATTGAAAGAGAAGACTCGTAATGCTTTGAAAGATATTCTATTTAAGAAGATTCTTAACGTAGAAGAAGTAAATCAAATGGATGTATTACAGTCATTGGCTCGTGTAGAGTATGATATTAGAAAATCCATTGAGTCTGGTGAAAAAGAATATTATAAACCAGCTCAAATTAAGTCTTATGCTAACTATGATAACCCAATGCGTATCCAAGGTATTAAAGGTGCATTGGTTTATAACGCATTAAGAGATGAAGGTACTGAGGCTATTGATTTAACTATTCGTAATGCAGTTGACATTGTTAAGGTTACAATCAATAATACAACTCTATTACCTTTAATGGATTCTGATCCAGAGTTATATGAAAAGATTAAGAAGTTCTTAGATGAAAATCAAAACGATTATAAAGGTGAGATTACTAGTATCTCAATTCCAATTGATGCTGAAGTTCCTAAATGGGTATTGAAGTTCGTTGATTATAGTGATATCATCAATGATAACTTGAAAAACTTCCCATTAGAATCTATTGGTATTACTAAATTTGAAAAAGATAAAGTAAACTATACTAACGTGATTAAATTCTAAGATGTATCCCCTATAGAGTTCAACTCTATAGGGGAATTCTTTTATTAAAATTTCACTGGACTAAGTTTAGTTTCAGGTAAAGTTAAAGTCATAGCATAGATTGCTTGGATAGACTCTTTAGATGTAGAGATAACTGGGTTGCCACCTAAGTTAATAAAGTGAATATTACTAGCTAATTGCTTTTTAAGCTCTGCATTAGCCTCATCAGTATATACCCCCTTGATGGTTACCATATCACCATCATAGTCACCACCGATACTATCCAGATACCCATTACAGATATTCATAGTATCGATAAATGAACTAGATGTATCTTTACCAATATCTTCTTTTCTGATTTTTGGATAATGTGTATACACTACATCATCAAATACAGCTTCTTCTGTTTCTATAGTAGATGCCAATCTAATCTTAGTGGCAAACTCATTATAGAAAGTATCGATAGGATAACGTGTGATAAGAATCATTCTATCTTTAATAGATTCTTCACAAGCCATATAGATTACATCACACCAAGTCAAAGGTCTTTCTTTTTGTAATGCTTTACCATCAGGTTCTTTATAGAAACCTTTCCATTTCAAGTCAAGGTATTCTTGTTTACCTTTAACTCGACATAGGACTTTAACTGGTCTAAATCTATCAGAGTAACCATGAATGAATCTATCTAGCTCTTTCTTTAGCATTTCATCAGAGAATTGAATTTGATAGTCTTCAATTTCACCATAGATAATAGAACCGTCTTTATCTATGATAGGATATTTAGTATCACCAATGAATTCATTCTCAAAGAATCTTCTCATATGGAAGATAACAAATGGGAAGAAGTTAGCAGCAGCTGATGTCATAGGTAATACAGAGTAATCAAAGTCAGCTCTAAGGTCTTCCATATTTTCTACATCCAATTTAGGTGCAGATAATACTAAACGAGTAGCATAGTCAGTAGTCTTAGATAGGTTAGCACGTCTAATTACACCAAATTTACCAGGGAGACCACCATTTGGATTACTATCAGTACCAGTACCAAACCATTTATAGACTTCAATTAATCCTTCTTGGAGTCTGCCTTCAACGGATTTACCAATACTGAAACCATATTCAGTAGAATCACCAATAGCTGATGCGGATACCATTATATTGATATAGAGTTTATTGATATCGCCTACAGAAATTTTACCACCATCTACTTTAATATCTCTAAAGAATGGTGGGATTACAATAAGCTTATCTGTAAAGAAGTTCTTTCTATTATCATTCAAGAACTTGATATAACGTTCACGTTTAATGGAATCAGTTTCTCTAAACTTAATCTTATCTAAGTTCTTTCTTAAGAAGTCAATACCATTATCCCCTTTAGGATCTTCTACGATATTACCAGACTTATCTACAGAATAAGTTCCGATACCATGAATAACAGATTTAATCTTAGAGTCTACTTTACTCCAGATTCTATACACTAAAGGTTGTAAGAATTTCTTCTTTAAGCTAATATATGCGAAAGTACTAGCTCTAGATTCTTTGGTAATACCAAAGATTGTATTTGATAATAATCCATCCGGTGTAGGATTACTAGATGTATCAAAGATAACTGGGTTAGTTATTTCAACTAAGTTATTCTTCTTGACAAAATCATCCACATCAAGAAGAGATACTTGGAGATTATCTTGTCTAATTTGGTCTTTTAATATTGCCATATATACCTCCTTATAAATTACTTATATGTGGAACAAAAACCGAGTTAGTGCATTTATTGCACTAACTCGATTAGTATTCTTTTATCGCATAGTTACAATAATTTTACATGGATCATTAAAATCCCTATTGATATCTACAACTATAGGCAGATGCATACCATTAGCACTATTAACTGTGATGGTATTCTTATATTCATCAACTAAGGAATCGAATAGTTTAGCATCTGTAGTATATATGATAAAGTCAATATAGTTCTCATAGATGATATGATCAATCTTAGATTGCAATAAGTCATGACCTTTCAAAATACTGTATAGTAGACTAGATTCGCCAAAGTAATCTACTATATATTTTCTCGTTTGTTCGCAGTCTCCATTGCCGAATTTGCAGAAAAATTCGACGATATCCATTTATATAAATCCCCTTTTAATTAAAGCATTCCTTCAAGAGCATCTTCAAACCGTGCCATATCTTCCCTAGTCATCGCCGGAGTTTCAGTCTTAGTGCCTTGATCCATTGAAGGTGGTGGAACTAATCCAGCTTGTGGATGACCTCTATAGGCAGCTTGCATATACTTGTATTTTTGCTCTTCATCTTTTTTATGTTTTTCTTTTTCAGCAGCTGCATCGGCAGCTTCTCTACGATCTCTAATAAATTTATAAAGAAGCATCAAATCACCTATAGGCATATTCAATGCTTCTATTATACTTAATCTACCTCGATATTCGTAACAAACATTATCAACTAATTGCATTAGTCGAGCATGTGAATCAACCGATGCCGTGTAAAAACAAGTTCTTGAGCATTCATAGGAATAGCTTCAATTTCTGCACCACATTTAGGGCATGTAGCTGCAGGTACTTGGTAAGAAATATTGATATTTTTGTTATTGTCTTCTAAGTATTTGCCAATGAAAGATTGAAGTTCTTTAAATTCATAAGCAGATAGTTTAGATAAGATTTTATAGATACCTTGGATACGATATTTATAAGTCTTAACAATATCATTTGGAGCTGTATTGAATTGAATTGGAATCAATTCTTCATTATCTTCATCGATCTCATATACAGTAGAGATACAGTGAGAGATATTAATGATACCAGCATATTTTTCACGGAAGCTTTCATTCAAAAGACGTTCCTCAAACATAGAGTTGTAAATTTTAGGAATTACTACACCGAAAGCGTAGTCACCATTGGCAACGTAGATTTCTTCTTCAAATGTCGGAGGCATAGAAGGATCTTTAGCAATGATCTTATTGAAAGTTTCCTTATCAGCTTCTGTTTCGAATTTAACCATGTCAATGATAGGACGTTTTTCAGTATAGAAGTGTTTACATTTAGGACAGCTAAATGGAATGATATTAGAAGTGCTGAAGTTAGCATTATATAATGCAAAGAATAAATGATTCAAGTCTTGATAGTTCAATAACTTCAACCATGCTTCCATATCCATAGTACGACATTCAGGAGCTAAGTGTTTATATAGAGTACTGAATACTGTACGAGCTTTACCAATATCATTTGCAGAATCAGCATATGGATTGATTTCATCCATTTCGATTGCAGATAGTGGAGTCATAGAGATGGATACACCAGTAGCGAATAAACCCCATTCGAAGTATTTCTTTTCAACCGGTTTGGATAATACTTTAGTAAATGCAACAGGACGTTTACGTACACGGAATTTACTAATATCAGGTTTACGTTCACCTACTTCATCTAATTGCTGACGAAGTACACGAGCAAACTCTTCCATATTACGTTGCTGTTGTTTTTCTAACTTAGCACGTTCAGCTTCTTCTTTATCTTCATCAAGACCAAGGTCTTCTAAGAGTTCATCATCATAAAGCAATTCATCTTCATCATCTGTAGCTTCAACAACTTCTACAGCAGGTACTGCAGCATCAGATACATCAATAGTTTCTACACTTACAGAAGGTGTTGTAGTAGCAGATGTAGTTACATTAGATACAGCATTTTCAGCTGCAGCTTCATATGCTTCAAATTCACGTTCAATATCATCTTCAGGAAGAAGAGTATTGATGCTAGTGGAAGCTTTGATTTCTTCATCAGACATAACGTGTTCAGCTTCATCACGACGAATAGCTTCACGATCTTCATCAGATAGCTCAGGATCTAAATCCAAAGCTGGATTATATTTAGATGCAACTTGAGGATTTTTTTCACCCATAGCTTTAAGGTCTTCATATTCACGACGCATTTCGTGGATTTCTTTTAGAGCTGGACGGAAACGACGTTCAATAGCATCAGAGATACCATTTTCTAATTCTTCCATTAAACCATCACGAGCTTCTTGTGTTTTATCTTCTTTGCCAGAAGGGACGATTGCACTAATATCTGCAGATTGTAAAGAATCCGCATCAAATGTAGGTGCAACAGGAGCTGTAGGTTGAGGTTCAGCTTCTGTTTTAGGTTGTTCTTCTACAACAGCAGTTTCAGTTTTTTCTTCTTCTACTGGTGTAACTTCTTTGGAAGCTTTTTCTTCTTCCAATTTCTCTTTCATGAGGTCTGCTAGTTTTACATTTTCAGACATGGTTCCTCCTAAACAATTTCATCATTCATCAACATTTTTAAAGTTAATTTATCTCGATCATAGAAGTATCTAAATTGGAATTGATCTACAGTCATATCGATGATCATAATATTCTCCCCATTATTAGAGAAGCCTATATTGACCTCGACTGCTATAGTATTATCTAGATAGTCTTTTATTTGATCTTTAATAGCCTGACTTAACTCAATAGCTCTATCAGACTGCATATACCTATATTTACTAATTAACCCTAGACCCATTTCTGGACTATGAGTTATTGTGCCTGGTTCTAATAGCATTAATCGCATAATTAGAGTACCAACAGCATTAAAGTTCTTATATGTAAGTGGAGTTTTGTAACTGTCAGTAGATAAAGAGTATTCCTTTAATAAGGTTGGAAGTTCTTTAGTCTTGGCAGTTATGAAAGTAATATCATCAGCCACGATAAATTCTCCTTTCATATTAATATATTACTACTTAGTTCTAGGGTTTAAAATATACACAAATAGCTATTTTTAACATAGCATTAAATTGATATACACTCATTAAGGAGGATACAATGGCAACTGAACGAAGAATAGCTTGTCCATTATGTCGACGTAAAGATTTTAAAGACAAGTTAATCAGACACATAGAAAAAGATCATGAAGATATTATCGGTGAGATCTCTGCCGAGCAATTCTTATATGATAAAACTCACCCAGGTTCTGGTAAATGTATCGTATGCGGTAATAAGACAGACTGGAATGAAAAGACTGGTAAATACCATAGACTTTGCTCTAATCCTAGATGTAAAGAGGAAATGAGATCTAAGTTTAAAAAGAATATGATTAGAGTACATGGCAAAGTATCTCTATTAGATGATGCTGCACACCAAGCTAAGATGTTAGCTAATCGTAACATTAGTGGTACTTATGTATATAGTGATGGTACTAAGTTTACTTATACTGGATCTTATGAGCATAAAGCTATAGAGTTTATGGATAAAGTTTTACACTGTAGCTCTAAAGATATTATTATGCCTGGTCCAGTTATTGATTATACTGACCAATATGGTAATTCTAGACAATGGATTACGGATATTTACTACGTTCCTTATAATTTGATTATCGAAGTTAAAGACGGCGGAGATAATCCTAATAATCGTCAAATGGATGAATATCGTGCTAAGCAAGTTAGTAAAGAAGCTGAGCTTATTAAGCTTGGTGAATATAACTACTTAAGATTAACTGATAATAAGTTCGTCCAACTCATGGAAGTATTAGCATTGCTTAAAGATCAAGAGATTAATGATCCTACTGCAACTAATAAAGTTATTAGAATCAATGAATCTGCAGTATATGATGACGGTGGATTTGTTTTATCTAATATGGAAGAATTTGAAGAAGATGCAGATAAAGGTAAATATATCTTTGCAGTGGATGCATCAAATGTTGAATATATTAAGAGTGTCTTACCCGATAACTATCCTGATAATATTAAATATATTAATCTAAATAAGATAATAAACTACCTATTCTATAATACATGGGTAGATATTACTGATGAAGATGATATCACAGATAAGATGGCTAAGGAATACTTTGCAAAAGTTTATCCTAACGTAGATCGTGTTAATATATTCCCTAATGCAAATACAAAAGATCTAAATCTTAATATGACTATTGAAGAAGTATATATTGAATTGGCTAAAATGCTTAGATTCTTCATGTATAATCTTAGAGGAGAAAATAGAACTATCTTTATTTTAGATAAATCTTTATATGCATATTTAGTAGATCAATATCCTAATATAGTTAATTATGCTGCAATGTATTTTGGATCAATGTCAACCGCATTATATAAGACATATAATAAACAAATTCCCCAAGAATATGATATCATTAGACGTTTATCTGACTTAAAAGAATATGCTGCAAGAGAGCATATGGGTGTCGGAGCTGTTGGTGGTATTGTTGGTACAATGGATGGTAATATGCTAGTCCAATATACTCCACATAGACATTCTTTCAGTGGAGAAAAAGATGGCTTTGGTATAGTTGATGATAAGAAATCAACTAAACTTAGAGTTAAATCTGATAATGAAGAAACTGAGATTGTAGATAAAGAACCATTCTTACAAGATAAATTCTATAAGTCTTATAGACATAAACGAGATAGAGTTACTTGGGAGAATGCAATCAATCTATATGAAGAGATTACTGGTAAAGTGATGCTATCTAAAGACCAATTAGAGTATGATGATGACTTTATTGAAGCTGATTTAGATAGAGAGAATAAGTTAACTCTAATGAATATGATCTATTCTATTGAATCTGAGTTATATAATATGGCTATGCCTTTATGTGATATTCTAGAAGTTAATACAGCTAAGTCTAAGCTAAAAGAATTCCCTGAAGGTACTATGATCATGGAAGATCATAATGGATACTTTGCTATCGACTTAGAATCTGGTGTAAGATCTAAATCTTATGATACCATTCTAGAGATTGAAGCTCCAGCTTTTGTTAAAGCTAAAGAGATTCTATCTAATGAAGATGATACTCAAGATACAAACAATAAGAAGGTTAAAGAAATTAATGACTCTGGCATGTATAAAGTACTTGATGACAAGTATACATCTGAAGAGCAATTAATGGATGACTGGAATGATTATAATAATCTCTCTGCTGATATGAAACGTCATAGCGATGATATGTCTATTGAGATCTATGGTAAATCTAATAGCGAAAGATTTAAAGAATTACGATCTAAATATCTTAACTCTGAGATCCCTTATGATGATTTAGCGTTAAGTGAATCTGGATTACAGCTATCTGACTTAGATAGAGCTAGAGATTATGGTATTGAACTCCGTGGTAAGAAACGTGAGATTGAATATCTTCAAGCTTGGTCTTTAAACTCTGGTATCTTTGTTATCTTACCTTGTGATAGTGAAGAAGAATTAGATGCTCAATGGAATAACCTACAATCTATGGATATCTCATTAATCCGTATATCTGATATGAGATTAATGGAAGCATTTGGTTGTAATAATGAAACTATGTATAACTTCCTAAAGAGTGTATTTACTAATAAGGGATTTGATGATTACTATTACTTCCCTATGGTAGAATCTGTTATGGAAGATGCACAACCAGTTAGAAACTTACCAAATACTACACCGTTCTATATCCCTCATGAGATTGAGGTATTCAAACGTAATTGCACATTTGGTTCTATTCCAGATAAGTGGAAATCTAAAGCTGATCAATGGTTGAAAGATTATAAGAATATATATGAAGGTAAATCTTATGATAAGAAAGCTATTCTAGATTGGATGTCTAATGTAAGATACTTAAGTCTAGAATATACTAGAACTCAATCTGATGAATATAAACAAGCCTTATTAGAATTCGGTTGGAATCCTTACATGGAATTCAATCCTATTAATATGAATAGAGCTCATAATCGAGCTAATGCTTTATACCATAGAAGTATGACTGCTAAGTTATTACAAGAAAAAGGTATTGGCTTTGAGTTCGATAATAAAGGCAACTTATTCGTTAAGAACTTCTTAAAGAATAAGAACTATCAAGCTACATATATGGAATCTCATAGATTACTTATGGAGTATGATAGAGCTAAGAATATTGAAGCGATGAAATATGAACTAGCTAAGATGTATTATCTAAATCTTAAGATTGCAGAAGATCTTACTAAACAAGATCGTACTAAGAAAGATAAAGAATTAGTTAAAATTCGAGCTAGAGTGTTGAATGATTTCCATAAGTATCTCAAAGTAGTACTTAAGGGAGATAAACAATTCAACTTCTCTAACTATTATCAACGTAGCGAGTTTTGTGATGACTCCTTTGTTATTACAGCACCTACACTAAAACATGCTGGTAAATATGCAAAGATAAATTCGGTCAGATTACTGAACTATATAGAATAGTATCTAGAAAAGACAAAGACTTCTATAAGGTTACTCCTGTAATAGGAGACAAGTTATTGATTGATAAATTCAATAATGATGAGTATATACCATTAGAGATACATTGTAAGATGTTTTTCGAGGTATGTACTCTAAAGAATGGGGAAAAGGAATTGTGCATCAATATCTATTGCCCATATGAAGCAAACAACTATCCATACTTTGCTAGTCGGATTAATATAGATAATCCTGATCCTAAGAAGAAGTTTGGTAAGTATGTATGTAAAGGTGAGTTTGATAATGATAGCTCAATGAGACAATATAAAAGAACTTATGATCTTATGATGTATGATATTGCAAGCAAAGACTATGCTTTCAGTGTAGACTTATATCTAAATGATCCACTCAAGAATATTGTATCATTTGTTAAGTTAGACTCTCGTGTTTATGACACTCTTATTTCCATCTGTGACAGTCGTGGGTTAGAATATGATGATACAGATCAGGCTATTAAGATAGCATTACAAAATATTCTATTCATGTACTGGTTCCATTATAACTTCAGAGTAATCAATGTATTATTTGAAGTAAAAGACGGTGCTCAATTACGACCTGGTGACTTATTTGCTCTTGAAGCTATAGTACAAGATCGTATAGTAGATTATAACATCGTTGAATATTATCATGATATCTTACTATATAAGGCTAGAGGTAATTTCTTCTTTATTCAAGATAAGAATGACCGAACCTTTATAGTTAAATATGTAGGCATGGATGACCTTCCTGGATTACATGTCTTCTAAACTTAGATATATTGATATATTATAATGGTGAAGTTAGGTGATTAATATTTACTATGATCCTAACAGTAGAATAATTTCTTTTATATTTTAAAGGAGGACATAGCTATGTCAAATCAATTGATTAACGGAATTCCACAAGTCGACAATGGATTCCAATCTCTAGGTGAAGTACTTCAACGTGCTTCTCGTGAAACTCGTCGAGATGATAAAGGTAACGATAAAGGCAGTGCAAAACGCATTGAGCTTAAAGTTACCCCTGAAACATTTGAAAGCGATTACAAAACAAAAACAATCGCTACAAGCGAATTATGTGAACTTCTCACTAATCGTCTTGGTAACATCTTTGCAGACTATGTAGGTTGCCGTGATATGGTATTCACTAACAGCCCACAAATCGGTATTGCATTGGTATTTGCATTCAATGGTTCTGATAACGAACACGACACTCGTTTGAAAGCTATTGAACAAATCGGTTTAGATAGCATTGGTCAAAATGCAGCAACTAAAGAACTTGAAATGGTTGCTAAATTCAATGGTACTTCTAATATCCGTCAATTAGTTAAAAACGGTACTGTATCTGAAACAGTTATGGGCTTCCGTCTTACTAATGAAGCAATTGATATCTTGAAAGATACAATCATTGACTTCGGTAAAGACAATGAAAACCATGACAAATTCCGTACTCAATGTGTAACTTATGCATATGCTTCTGATGGTTCTGGTAACAGCAACTTGGTAGTATATGGTGCTACAATTGAATCTATTCTTGGTTTCATCTATGGTAACCAATATGACTATGTAGTAATTCCTGGTGCTCCAGTAAATACTAATAGTTATTCTGGTCGTCTTCTTGAAATCAAACAATTACATCCAGATGTAACTAAACGCTTGCTTAAGAAATATGTAAGCCGTCAAGTTGTATCCGATGGTTTATTCCGTCCACAAAAATAATCAAGTTATAGTATGACTGGAGATTAACCTCTCCAGTCTATTATTTTTTGGAGGATTTATGGAATTCAAATTTAATATCAACCCAGATGGCATTGATGAAGTCTTTGATGAAAGAGGTAACTCTATTCTAAAGATTTCTGAAATGAGCTGGAATGACAGAGCTTATAAAATTGAACTACGTAAGTGGGTAGTTCAATCCGATGGGACTATGCAACCTAATAAAGGTTTCTCTTTCCTAACGGAGCAAGGTCCACATGATTTGACTCATATCCTATTAGAAAAGGGATATGGTGATAATCAAAAAATTAAGGAAATCATGGAAAAACGTGGTGTCGAACTTGACATCCCTGTATCTGAAAAAGAAGAAAAGGAAGATACTCAGGATTTCTATGATCCTGAAGATCTTATTTAGGTGATCACAATGTCTTACAATCATAAACAGCTTGATACATTTTATGATATCAAAAGAAAAATGTTAAATGCATCCTATTGGGATGCTAACTATGTTAAAGCATTCCCAGGATTTGCCTTCTGTGAAGAAGGAAGATATGCTTGGCAAAAAGGTAATCTTAGTAATGATGATGTATTCTTATCTAACATACGCACACAATACACCTCTGATAAGGATACAATCTTAGAGACCTTAACTGCACAACAGTATAAATTCTTAATGGATAACATTGAACTTTTCCATACTGTTTATCGTATTGGAGACAACACTTTAATAAGTCTAATTTAAGACGCATAAGTTCTTTTAAGTCAATCTAATAATACGTCACAATAAATCCCCATAGGATCGCGAGTCCTATGGGGTATTTATTTTTTTGTAATTCTAGCATTCTATAACTGTATATTATTAAGGTGAATATATGATATAGTTATTTAGTTAGGAGGTGACGATATGCCTACACAATTAGAAATAGATGCAGCAGTAGCTGTACTCGTAGCAGTAATGGATAAGTTAGAAGAGGAGGAAAAAGAAGAAGAATAATCTTAGTATATCATTTAGTGTGTTAGTATTAATTATGAGGTGAAAAATATGTTATACGAAGAATTAGATTTAGCAGTAGATTGTGGTCAATTATTTGATGAAGAAGATGTGCTAGGAGTCCATCTAGATGATGGTATACATCTTCATCAATAAGAAAGGAGGTTTATGATTAATAATAAAAAACTAAAAGAATGATCCCCATCTGGTTAAACCAGATGGGGAACTATTATTTTTTTTATTTTTTATTTGTACATTGCACGAACTTCTTGTTCATTCAATTGGAATCCTAGTGCTTCAGAGAGTACTAGCATAGTCAACATACATTCTGCTGTTTCTACAATCTTATCAGTATTGATAGTTTTAGATTCAGTCAAGAATTCTGTATGGTTTTCAGCAATTACACGTTTAGCTAAGTGTTTAACCATAGCTTCTAGAATGCTCTTCTTAGCACTCTTTACGTTATAGATTTTTCGCTTAGCACCGATAATCATGGACTCCTTGATGTCCTCTGCTACGTCAGCATTTGCAGCTTTAATATTAGCCACTTTTTCTTTTACTTCATCAAGGATCTCTTTGATTTGTTGTTTATCTTCAACATTGGAAGCAATGAAGTCTTCTACGTTATTAGCAACGTGAGATTGTACCATAGCACCAACGTCTTCAATTTCTTCTTTTTGTTGACCCATTTTATCAATGAAAGAATCTTGATATTCAGGATCTACAGTGATATCATCTACTTTAGTATCAGGATTCTTAAGTTTATCTTCATTAGCTTTAACTACATCATCTGTAGCTTCTTTGACTGCTTTAGCAATATCAGCTAAGAATAAAGATTTAGTATTGAAAGTACGAATAATATTTTCAACACCGTTTTCTTTAATGAATCCACGGATTACTGTATCACGAATGATATTAGTAGATTCTTTTTGAAGATCAGGAATCATGCATTCGTTGTAGATATATTTGATAGCTTCAGTTAAGAAGTGTTCTTTAATCATAGCTTTAGCAGCCATACGAAGATTCAAAGAACGTTTAGAGCGAGCTAAAGAACTTTCATTCATAGCAACACGTCCCACTTCAGGAATAATAGTCTTAGACTCGTTAAGTTGTTTTTCAAGAGTAGCCTTTTCAGCTTGTTTTACCATCTTCAAGGTATTAGACTCTCTAATTTGTTTTCTAGAAAAATGCATCTTTTCTATGCTCCTTTCATTAGAATAAAGAAGATGCAGCGGAGTCTGGAAGACTTTCAGTTACATCGTCAATTTTATATTTTTCTTTTTCGTCTTGTTTTACATTTGCTTCAGCTTTATTGGAAGCTTCTTTTGCATCAACTGCGAGATAGTCAGCAATCTTACGGAAACGATCTACATATTTACGTTGTTCGTTTGCTGTTTTAGGGTCACCAGCTGTCTCTAATCGTGCAGCATTTAAAGACAACATTGCAATTTGAGTTTCAAAGTACTCAGCTACACTTGCTCTACAATAGTAGAAGTAATAGATCAATTCACGCATGATCGGAACGATAGTAAAGATAAGACCAATACTTACACCGATAACTGCTAATACAGATGTACCAGCTAAGTTCTTAGCACTTACTTTAATTAAATCATTCAATACCTTTCTAAGTTTGTTACCTTTGCAGAGATTATTGAATTCTGCAAGAGTTTGTAATTGAAGAAGTTCTTTACTTCTAGATACACCAACACGATCTACAGATACTTCAATAGATTTTGTTTTAGGATCTACAATGAAGTCGATAGTGGAAGCGATAAGTAAAGATACACCACTGATTACAGACATAGCAGTTGTATTATATAATACAATACCTAAGCTAGTATTGGATGCATAACAACGTTGGAATTCATTTTTCAATTCAACCAAGTTATTGATTGCATCAGTTAAGATATTGATATAAGTAAGAGGTTGTTTGTATTCTTGATAGATTTTCTTCATATCACTAATAGCTTCAGTTACCATATCAATATTATCAATCTTAAGGAAGTCACCTTTAGATTGAGGAATTGTACCAAAGTCAACATCAGTTACTTTAGCTTCAATTTTTTCATAAAGTTTATTAGTTACACCTAACAAGACTTCACGTTGTTCAGCTTCATTAACTACACCGACAGTGATATAGGTTTCTTTGTCAGTAAGATCCATTAACTTGCTGGCTTCAACGAATTCTTTTAATACATACTTTTGCATTACTATTTACCTCCAGCTAGTAATTGAATCATTTGTTTATAGTCCATTTTATCATCACGTTTCAAAGTTTTGAATGTGTATGGTTCATACTCATCATCACCTGTATCAAAGATGATTTTAGCAGACTCAGTGGAGTCATCAACGATAACGATACCAACTAAGTTATAATCATCCATTAACTTACGGGCTACACGAGAATCAGAGATATCGATGTCTTCCATCTTACGAAGCATTTCTACATCATAAGCAGACATCATCAAAGTAGTGATAGCTGTTGCATCATTACGAGCAGACATGAAACGATTGATTTTAGATGCCAATGCACGACGTTCTAATACTTTCCAAAGTTTGGAAGAAGAACCACGGTGTGTATTAGACACAGCATCAATCTTAGCTTTCTTAATAGCGAATACGAAGTCTCTCCAGAATTCGATTTCGCCACTTGTAGCTTTGATTAAGTTATATAAGCTAAAGTTATAGCTACGTTTAGATACGATATGGTTAGCAATATCAGCAGAGTCTACACAGTAGATTTTAGTCTTAATACCAACATATGCATCTACAGTGATAGGATCATTATTATCATTAGTGCTAATGAATTGAATTTGTAGTAAAGTAGGCTGTAACTCATTAGCTTTCTTATAGTCTTGATCTTTAGCTAATTTAGTTAAGCCAGCTCTAGTATTATTACGGATATCATCTAAACGAGATTGTAAATTGTCATTACTTTGGCGTAAATCATTAATACGTCTATTAGATTGAGATTGAGTTCTTGCGAAATTTCTTCTCATTCTACCTTCATTGCGCTCAATATCATTAAGCTGTTGAGTTAGACTTCTATTTTGACGAGTTAAATCTCTATTTCGAGTAGCCGTATCTGTATTCAAAAGATTTACTGCTCTAGCTTTATCGTCATCACTAAGATTATTAAATCTTGCATCAGCAACGTTTGCATTAAATTTTGGATCTTGACGCATACGAGCCATCATATCATCCATTAATGATTCACGTAGATGATTGATTGGTTTAGCTTGTAAACGTTCTTGTCTAAATGCTTCATAAACAGCTTTAATTTCAGCTGCATCAAAGATATGATTAGCTGTAGCTTCTTGGCTAATTGCAAGATAATCATCAACGTCGAATAAACTAGATAAGTCTAGATTAGAGTGAACGTTTTTAAGATGATCAATAGCATCTTTAGAAGATGTAATGGAAATAGCAGATAATAGCATTTGAGTTAAAGTAACAAACTTGCGCTCTAATGCTCTAGAAACTAATTGTGCAGATGCTGGATCTACAGTATTAGAAGCCATGACAGGAAATGTCATAGTCAAATCTTTATTTGCTCGAGTGATAGACTTGATGGATGGATTCTTCTTGGAAATAAATTTACCAATTTCAGTACCATCGGCAGCGTCTAAAACGTCTGTAATTAAATCCTTAAGGATCATTTAAAGTACCTCCTTATAGTATCATATATGACTTTAATCTTATGTTAAAATGGGTAAATAAGAAAAAAAATAAAGCATATAGATTTTTCTCATTAAATTTTGAAAAATCTTTTATTCATACGATCAAGAGTATGAGAATAGTTGTTAGTTTGACCTCGTTCAATAAGGTCATCGATTAGTGAGTTATAAAGATCTACTACTTCATTATAATCATCTACTTTAACAAGTTCAAGGTTGATTGATTCATCATCAGACTCTATTGCTATAGTATAAACGTTACATGAATATTTAGCTTCTTCTAATTTAGGTAACTCACCATCTAAAATGTCTTCGATATAATCTCTCATAATCATCAGCCTCGCTTTAAAAAGTATAGTAAAACAAATAACTGAAAGCTGTGATATAAGAGCATATATCTATATGCTTTATCCTATTTCACTATAATAATATACAATTACGATAGAAGTTAGCCATTTTAACATAAGATTAAATTAAATAAGAAAGGGGGAATATATGCAATGGCAGATGATAAATCCCTTATTGGAACAGCCATAGATAATGCTGCATCCGGAGTTTCTGGAGCAGTTGGTAATGTCATAGATAAAGGTAAGAATGCTGCTTCTGATACAGTCAGTTCAGTAAAGAATACAATATATATCAATACTGTTGGGCAAGTCGGTGGTGCTATTACTAAAATAGGTAATGATACTGCCGGGGCTATTAACAGTGTTGGTAATAGTCTTGATAATATAGTTGCTAAACCAAGTTTACTTGATCAGACTACTAGACCAGAGTTTGATGAATCAACAGCTGGTCTGTTAAAATATGTAAAAGCAAATGGTCTTGGTATTGGTCCTGGACGAGTAAGCCAGATAGAGAAATATCAAAAGTTTGCTAGATATGAAAGATTAGATCCTAATAACTGGATGGGTGCTACTAGAGAATTTATATTCTTTACTACACCAGATTTACAGTTATTCAAAGGACCTACATTGAATCCATCTATTGCTAATAATGCCTTAATGGTTGAGGCATTTAAAAGATATAACGATGTATTACAAAGTCTAAGCTATTCTGCTTGTGGTAGACCATTCGTTAATCTCTTATCTAACTATAAGAGATCTAATGTAGATTTACCAGATATCAATACAGCTAGTGACTATGAGACATCTAAAAATATTCTTGGATCTTCTTTATTCTATCGTGGCACTTCATATGAATCCGATGAGAATCATGAGTTCTCTGTTGAATTTGAAGATACAAAGTATCTAGAAGTATATATGTGGTTCAGACTATTCGATGAATATGAACGTATGAAACACTATGGTCTAGTTGACTTTGTTGATGATAACTATCTTAATGGTAAAATCATTCATGATCAAATGGCTATGTATAAATTCATAGTCGGAGAAGATGGTGAATCTATTATACACTACTCTAAGTTTATTGGAGTATATCCTAAGAATGTACCAAGGAGTACATTCTCTGATCTTCCTGCAGATGGTAATGTGAAGTTTACTATTAACTTCAAAGCATCTTATGTAGAAGATATGGATCCTAATATAATTCTAGACTTCAATGAAGTTGCTAAGAAGATTCCAGCTGGTGATGCAAAGCTAGGCGGATATCTTGATGAATTCAACGGTTGGAGTGGTGAATTTATGCAAAGACCTTATATTGCTTTACCTCCAACTATGTTATATCAAGGTGGTACTGCAGGTAATGCAGTAAATGGTACAACTGGAACAAGTGGCGATGCTCAAAACCGCATGGTAGGTGGCATTGGTGCTCAAACTCCAAAGAATTTAGTTGGTCGTGCTAAGGGTGCTATTAATAGTGCTTATGATACAGTATCCACTGTTAGTAATAATCTCGAAGCTGCATATAATGAAACTCAGAAAGCTAAGGCTGCTGAGCCAACTAGTAAGTTCACTTACTTCCAAGACCCTAAATATGAATTAAACTATGGTTATAATGAAACTCTACCTAACAAAGGTTTCTATAAACTCAAATGGGAGGGATAATTAAATGGCATCTGATGCGGTATCAGTAAACAAGACTCTCCGATCTTATCAGGAGACTGTCTTAAATACAGTTCAAAATGATACTTTACTTAATGCCAATATATATGATATACATCAATATATTGAAAATATTAAGAAAAGATATGTAGATGAAGATGAAATAACCCTCTCTATGGGTATCTTTGGCTATCTAGGGGATGTAAACTCTAATGCTTTACAAAATGCTGTTACTATGGCAGCTGAGTATTCTAATGAAGCTATCCCTATTAAAGCTAAGTTTGAGAAGAATGTAATCTCTCATGCTTTAATGCTTGGCATTAATAAGATTTTTGCTGAGCCTGCAACTATGCAAGCAATGTTTGTCTTCTATGAAGATGAACTTGTATTGAATACGATCTCTGATACATTCAGATTTGATCGTGATATAAAAATCATGGTAGGTGATTATGAATTCCACTTACCATATGACTTAATTATCAAACGTATTGAGTTGCCTACTGGGGAATATATCTATACGGGTATGTATGACACTACTCAAAGTAACCCTATTATCACTAGGAACTCTAATGATGTTGATCCATACTTAAAGCCTACAGTTAGATCTAAGATTGATGGTCGTAATGTAGTTATGCTTTTAGTAGATTTACGTCAATATGAGTATATGACATATCATAAAACTATCATCACCAATAATCCATTAGAATCCAAAATGCTTCAATTTGAATTCGATAATCAATTAGCTGGTTTTGATGTAGATGTGAAAGAATATGATCAACCAACAAGAAAACTCAAACCAGTATATAATGGTTTGAATACTGATGGTGTATCTAACTTCTGTAACTATACTTATATTGACTCTTCTACTATTCGAGTTATGTTTGATAACACATCATACTTACCTACAGCTAATACTGAAGTTACTGTAAATCTATATACTTGTCAGGGCGCTAATGGTAATATCTCCTATAAGGATAGTATTTACTTTAGAGTCAAATCTGATAAGATGAATTACGATAGACTTAACTTATTAGTTATTCCTACATCGGATTCTCAATACGGTATTGATAAAAAATCTATTGCTGACTTAAAGAGATTAATCCCTAAGGAAGCTTTAGCTCGTGGTAGCGTTACCAATAGTACTGATATTAATAACTACTTCAATACTATTGATGATGACGACAATAAGTTATTCTTCTTCAAAAAGATGGATAACCCATTAGCTCGTTTGTATTATGCATTCGTATTAATGGATTCTCCTACAAATATCATTCCGACTAATACTATTCCTATTGAAGCTATTAGACGTGACTTTGATAATATCTCTGATTCAAACTATATCTTGACTGCTGGTAATATCATCAAATATGATGGTACTACAAATGCATCTATAGCTTATCAGGCTTCTGAAGATGAACTTAATGCTGCGAGAAAGAATGAGTTCTTATATATGAATCCATTCATGTGTATCGTTAATAAGAAACCTCTATATGTATCTTATTATATGAATATCATGGATGTAAACAAGTTACTTGAATTTACTTATGTAAACCAAGACTCCAAAGTACAGTTCATTGCTACTAAGATGAATTGGTATAGACATTACTTGACTGATCGTGATACATACTTTGGTGATATTTCTATCATGCAAAATATTCAATCCGATATTGGTCTAGTCCACAAGGATGATCCATATGATCCAGAAAAGATTACTGGTGTAGATGTTAAAGTCTTAGCAGTATTCTATACTGATGAAAAGTATCAAGTTCCTTACAGATGGGCTGAAGCTGAATTTGTAAACTACGATCAAAATACTTATGTAATGGATTATAAGTTCAAGCTTAATACTGATAATAAGATTGATAAGAATATCAAGCTTAAGATCAATAATGTCTATGAAGTTGGTAATGCAACTAGATTGAGTCCTGGGTATATGGCTAATAATATGCATATGAAAATATTCGTATTTGCCAAAGATGTATTCGGTTACAATGCAGGTCTTCATAAATCAGATCATATCTTTACAGCTGATTTCTTAGAAGGCTATAGCTTAACAAATGAATACACAGTTAAGTATGGTATTGACTTCTTATATAACTACTCTGACTTGATTGAGTCTCATATCAAAGTCAAAAAACAAGATAACGGTCAAATCTCTTATATTATAGATCGTGTACCAGTTATCTCTTATGACTACGTGAATACGGAAGAACGAATTCAAGACTTCATTAATAATCTTGAAAAGAAACGTATTCATATTCTTGATTGTCTAGACGTTCTAGAAGATAGCTTCGGTATAGACATCAAGTTCTTTAACACTTATGGTCCATCTAAACTATTCTATGTAAATGATGGTGTACCATTAAATAGAGTTAATCTATCTATGACCTTCAAGGTTAAGTTCTTAACCACTACTGACAAATACTTAAGTGAATATATCAAGAATGATATTAGAAAGTATATTGAAGATAAATCTAGAATCTCTGATATCCATATCCCTAACATCATTACATATATAACTCAAAAGTATGCAGAGAATGTAACTTACTTTGAATTCTTAGACTTCAATGGTTATGGTCCAGGATACCAACACATTTATCGTAAAGATGAATCTATAGTTGGTAGAATTCCTGAGTTCTTAAATATTAATACTATTGGTACTGAGAATAATGCACTAGATATTAATATCATAATAGCCTAATTTCTATTAGTCTTTAACTCTATACGTGTAACAATTTAATAAATCTAACCTATTTTGGTTGAAAATTAATTAAAACCTTTTATACTATCAAGTATAACTTTTTAAGGAGGATAATAATTATGGCATTTTTCGGTGGTCATGATACTGAAGATATCAACGTAACCCTTGAAAACTCCGCTGTTTACGAATGCGAAGCTGGTCTTGGGATTATTGCTTTAGAATGTACTCAATTCGAAGCTGAAATTTTCGCTGATTGTGTACGCTCTGATATTAAAGAATGCGCACTTGTTCAAGAAGGTGCTGATGTAGAAGCTTTCCAAGAAGGTGCTTGGGAAACTGTTAAAACTAAAGTTGTAAACTTTGTTAAAAAAGTTTGGGCTAAAGTAAAAGCTTTCTTCAATGGCTGGTATGCAAAAATTGCTGCTCGTGTAATGAGTGACAACAAAGCATTCTATAATAAATTCAAAAAATCTGTTGAAGGTAAAACTGATTTGGCTAAATTAGAAGTTAAATGGGAAGAACCTACTAAAGCAGATTATAGTGCTAAAGAGATCGGTGAACTTGGTAGCTTAGATGCCTTCGCTGACTCTGATGCTTCTGATGTAATTGCTAAAATCTATACTGGTGCAGGTGATGCTTCTTCTCACTCTGAAGCTAAGAAAAACATTCTTGAAGCTGCATTCAAAGAAGAAGAAGAAGTTGCTTATACATCCGTAGCTAAAGATGTTGTAGCTGAATTGACTTCTTCTACAGCAATCAAAGATGCTCAAAAGAAATTCAAAGAAGTTGATGGTAAATTGGCTAAAGCTGTAGCTAATATTACTAAAGACAAAAAAGAAGTTAAAAATATCACAGTAATTGCTAATGCAGTAGCTAAAGCTGAAGTAGTAGTTGCTGAATGTGCTGTTGCTATTGCTAAAAAACGTGCTGCTCAAGCTCGTCGTGTATTCGCTAAAGCTGTAGCTTATAGCCCTAAATCTGAAGGTGCTTTCGATGCTGATCTTCTTGCAGTAGAAGCAGATGCTTTGATGCATGAATAATTAATATATACTTTACGGAGGTAATTATAATGGCATTTTTCGCTGAATCTACTGTACAAGAATCTTACCAAGATCTTGGTATTGTAGTTAATGACTATACAGATTTCGACATGCTTGCTATGGAAGCATGTGAAACTATCCAAGAAATGGACAATGCTATCATGACTGGTATCGGTCGTTATGAATTAGCACAAGTTCGTGAAGGTGCTGAAGTAGTTTATACTGAAGGCATGCTTGAAACTATTAAAGGTAAAATCTCCAAAATCTGGGAATTTGTTAAAAACTGGGTTAAATCCGTTTGGAATAAATTCGTAGCATGGGTATCTTCCTATGTACGTGGTGATAAATCCTTCTTACAAAAATATGAAAAACAAATCAAAGAAAACGTTGGCTATTTGAGCGAAGACTTCGAATATCGTTTACACGGTCAAAAATCTTCTCTTGAAGCTGAGCCTGGTTTGAACGTTGATGTTAAAGTAGGTAGCGCTAGCAAATTGGTTGGCGAATATGTAGGTAAAATCATTGGTGCAGCTAAAGGTGATGCTCCTGAATTCGGTAAAATTGTCGAAGAATTGGATGAAAAACTTGACGAATATAAAGAAGCTTTGAAAGAAGCTCCTGATCGTGAAGAAGTTAACAAAGCTTGGGTTAAGAGCAATCTTGACAAAATCATCAACATGGTTAAATTCGATGCTTCTAAATTAGATAAAGCTGTTAAAAATATCGAAAAAGGTATTGAATCTTCTAAAAAAGCAGCTATTGATGGTGCTTCCAAAGTTGAAGAAGGTAATCGTTCTGCAGCTATTGATAAAATCAAATCTGTATCTAACAAAGTTGCAAGCTTCTATAGCTTCTCCACTTCTGTATACATCAAAGCTATTAAAGCTGCTAAATCCGATGCACGTGCAATCTGCCGTAAAATCGTAACAGCAAAACCAAATCCTAAATATAATGAATCCGCTTTCGATCACAATGATTTCGAAGCATACTTCAATATCTAAGATTTAAAACCTTTGAGGAGAGAGATTCAATATCTCTCTCCTCTTTATTTTTATTAACTTTACCTTGGAGGTAATATAATGGAAGGTAATATGAAAGCTTTCTCTTTTGATAGCG